CCTGGCGTTGCATCTTCCACTGTTACCATAGTCAATGTCACATTGCTTGCAGGATATGCGGCAGCTTTCAGCGCAGGTGCTTACATCAGCCGGGGCTTTGCAAACGGCATGCTTTCACAGCTTGGCGTTATTCAAAGTGCGGCAAACAGAATGGCAGCAGCAGCAGACAAAGCAGTTCGGGCGAAAGCCAAGATTCACAGCCCGTCCAAAGTCGCAGAGGGGCTTGGCTCTTACTGGGGCGAAGGTTATGTCGATGGAATTTTAAGCAATGTCAGAGACGCTTGGAACGCCGCAGAACAGCTTGTATCTGTGCCGCAGGTAGCAACACCGAAGCTTGCAACGGCTTTTGGTGGCGAACTGGGAGCAGATTACAGCTATTCTAGCAATTCCGAATATACCATCGAAGTTCCTCTTTCCGTAGATGGCAAGGTTGTTGCAAAGGCAACTGCAACATACATGCAAACGGAATTGGACAAGAAGCAAACGAGAGAAAGTAGAAAACACGGAAAGGTGTAGGGAGGCAGTATGTACAATTTCATAGACACGAATCAGACTTCGGGAGCGTACATACTGCCTTCCGAAGCCTTGAAAATCAATGGCGCATACATTGAAGATCAAATCAGCGGCTATAGAACACTAAATGTTCAGGGGCGGGAAGCTTTGTCCCCGGATGTTTTCAGCTTTACCACAGGCGTTCGGGATGGGTCGAAACTGAAAAGCAAAAGATACCCAGAACGAATCATCACGGTCACATATCAGCTTACCGCAAGCAGCAACGAAGAATTTCGGGAAGCTTACAACCAGTTAGGCAAGATTCTGGATGTAAAAGAAGCTGAACTGATTTTCAATGATGAACAGGACAAATTTTTTATTGGAACGCCTTGCATAATTGATTCCGTCAATCCGGGGTCTAATACTGTTGTTGGAAGCTTTGAAATTCTTTGCACAGACCCGTTCAAGTATTCTGTAATTGAATACGAAGCGGTTCCGTCCACAGACGAAGCAGGAATTGTGATTGACTACAACGGAACATATAAGGCATATCCGATCTTGGAAGCTGATTTCTACAAAGAAGAAGATGTCGGGGAAGATGGCGAAACTGCCGGGGAACTGACTGGGGTAGGCGACTGCGGCTATGTTGCGTTTTTTAACGAAGACGAAAAAATTATTCAGTTGGGCGACCCTGAAGAGATAGACAGTGACAACCCCTATGCAAAGTCGCAAGCCCTTATCAATCAGACTTTTTTGAGTGAAACAGCCTGGGGAACAACTGCAAAAGCACTTTGGGCGGTAAACAAAGGTCATATAATGGCTACCAATGTAAAACAGTTAGGTTCTGTCGCAATGGGGCAAGCTTCCTTCACTGTAACTAGTGAATCATCTGGGCTTACATCGGGGTATTTGTTGGCCATTGGCAACAACCCGTCTTACAAGGTGACATATTCCACACAAGGCCGTACAGCAAACACGGTTAATGTTGTTGTTACAATTACAGCAACAACAAATTCAAGCATTTCTTCTAATGAAATCTTGATTGCTGGAATTACGATCAATGGTGTAACAACTAACATCAGCCTGAAAGCGAAGGGAACGCCTTGGAATATGCAACGGGCATATACCACAAGCAAAACTATCAAGGTCACTGGGCTTTCATCTTCACAATCAGCAATAACCGGGAACACCTTCAGAGTTCAGCGGAACGGAACTTTCTATATTGGGCCAGTGGGTTGCAATGATATACAACTAAGTCCCTATTACGCTTCTGGATATGCGACTTATTATTTGACCCCCGCTGATTATGGAACAGCTTCGGGGGCATGGCATGGCCCAACTATCACTAGAAGTGTCGGTGCTGATGCTTCGGGCGAAGTTGGTGCTTCCGCTTTCACGCTGACATACAAACAAAAAATGTGTATCGGCAACAGTAAAAGCGCAACTAACCAAGTCGGGTCGTTCCGAATGAACATCACAGATGCTAACGGTGCGAACATTGCGGGAATCTGGATTTATAAGAACAAATCGGGCAAAACAGGCAATCTTGTTTTCTATGTTGCTGGCAAGAAGGTCAATACAACACCGATTGACATTCACTACAACAATGATTTCTTCGGTTCCAGCGAATCCGCAGTCGCAACAACTACCGTTTCTAAAAGCGGCGGCACAATCAGCTTTGCCGTTGGCAGTTACAAGCGGCAGTTCACCGAAAGCACTCTTGCAGATGTAAAAGCGGCAAAGGTGACATTCTCTTTTGAAAAATACTCTGATTTGACCGCACTTGCTTACAATGGTCTTTATTGGGCTAAGTTTGTCAAGCACAACTGCGAAACATTCAGAGAGATTCCAAACAAATTCACCGCTAACGATGTTGTTATTGCCGATTGCAAAAATGCTGAAATCTATCTTAACGGCATTCAGTCGCCTGATCTTGGTGCCCTGGGCAATGATTGGGAAGCGTTTTGCTTGACCCCTGGCATAAATCAAATTGGCGTTGCCTTTTCTGAGTGGGTAACGGCAGAATATGCACCGACATTCAAGATTCGATATCGTGAGGTGTTCTTATGATTGTCTACTTTGCAGATCGTCAGTTCAACATTCTTGGTTCAGCAAGCACCGGGCTTCCTTCGGGGCTTGTTATTACAGATGATAATTCTGCCGAGGATATTGAAACTGGTGTATCTGTCTTCGAGTGTGAAGTTCGGTTTGACAACGAAACACGGGCAAAGGTCGAAGCGTGTACCGAAGTGGGTAACTTTATCATTCTGAAGCAGGATGATGAAGATAAGTTGTACACGATTATCGATGCGGATATTGAAACAAACGACCAAACGGCAACCGTCTACGCAGAAGATGCAGGCTTGGATTTGCTGAATGAGGTTGTCGGCGCATACGAAGCTGACAAGGCTTATGCCATCGAACACTATGTCGAAAAATTCGCATACGATTCTGGCTTCAGAATTGGAACCAATGAAGCGGCAGGACTGACCCGCAAATTAAGCTGGGATGGCGAAGAAACCGTAACGGCACGACTTGCCAGCGTGGCAACGCAGTTTGACGGTTGCGAAATTTCCTACGGCTTTACCATTAAGGGGCTAAAAGTTACCGACAAATTCATCAACATTTACAAGAAACGGGGAAAAGATGTCGGCACTACTCTTCGTCTTAACAGAGAAGTAGACAACATCACAATCAAGAAGACTATTGCCAATCTTGCAACTGCTTTACGTTGCAAGGGTGGCACCCCTGAGAACGAAGAAGACCCGATCACACTTCGGGGATATTCGTATGATGATGGGGATTTCTACATTGATGGGGATGTGTTGAAGTCTAGGGAAGCACTGAAGAAATGGAGCCGATATATCAACCCCAACGAACCCAACTTAAAGACTGGTCACGAAGGTCATATTGTAAGGCCGTATTCTTATGACACCATCGAACAGTCTACCTTGTGTGCCCATGCAATCACGGAATTAAAGGGCATTTGCGATAAAGAAGTTAATTACGAAGTTGATATTCTTTACTTGCCGAAGGGTGTAAAAGTTGGCGACCGTGTAAACATCGTTGATGAAAATGGCAAGCTGTATTTGTCCACAAGACTGCTAAAGCTAGAGCGCTCCGCTGTAAATGACAAGCACAAAGCTGTACTTGGTGAACATCTGATCAAAGGAAGCGGAATTTCTCAGAAGGTCATAGAACTTGCAGAGAAACATGCACAAACTGCACTATCTGCTGCAAGAGCATTGACAGTTGCTAACAAGGCCACAGAAACCGCTACAGCGGCAAAAGAACAGGCTAACACTGCACTTGCTGATGCGGAAAAAGCCAATCAGGCGGCTACTGAAGCCGCCACAGCGGCAAATACCGCCACGCAGGCCGCACAGTTGGCACAAGAGAAAGCCAACAACGCACAAGCGGCTGTGGATATTGTGGAAGAAAGCGTTGTAGGCTTGGAAACCACCGTTGCAAATGCTGAAGCGGCGGCAGAGCAAGCACGGCAGGCGGCACAAACAGCAGATGCAAAGGCTGTGGAAGCACAACAGGCGGCATCGAATGCCCAAACAAAAGCGAATGAAGCCGCCACAGCAGCAGGCAATGCACAAAGTTCCGCTGACAGTGCAACTACCAAAGCGAATGCCGCACAAAGCAGTGCAGAGCAAGCCAAGGCCGATGCCACGGCGGCGGCTACTACAGCAGCGGCGGCAAAGCTTGATGCTGAAAATGCACAAAAAGACATTGATGCTTTGGGCGAAAGTCTAACCACCCTTGAAAGCACCATGAATGCGGATTATGCCAGAAAGACGGATTTGACGGAAGCAACCGCTTCTTTGCAAACCCAAATCACGCAGAATGCCGCTGAAATCACATCCACGGCTTCCAGGGTGCAAGAGATTGACGAAACGGCTAACAATGCACAGGCACAAGCACAGTCGGCACAGTCAGCAGCAACAGAAGCCAAAGCTACAGCAGACCAAGCTACCGCAGATGCACAAGCCGCACAGACAGCGGCAGATACAGCGGCGGCGGCAGCGGCTTCCGCACAGAGCGAAGCGGACACAGCAAAAGCCGCTGCGGCTACTGCTAAAAGTGTTGCGGACAAGGCAGAAGCCGACCTTGAAGCAGCAAAAGCAGACCTTGCAACGGTGACTTCCCGTGTTGGAGCAACTGAAGAAGAGATTGCCGCAGCACAACAGGCCGTAGAAGCCGCTCAGACAGCCGCAGATAATGCCCAAGCAGAAGCCGATGAAGCTGCCAAAAAGGCGGCATCTGCCCAGTCAACGGCTGACACAGCCGTTTCAAACGCTGCCACCGCTCAGAATGCCGCCAACGAAGCTGCAAGCAAGGCAGACTTGGCACAGCAAACAGCAGACGAAGCAAAAGGGAATGCGGCGGCGGCACAAGCCAAAGCGAATGAAGCCGCACAGATTGCCGCATCTGCACAGGAAACAGCAGACACGGCAAAAACAAACGCCACTAATGCACAGGCCAAGGCAGACCAAGCGGCTATAGATGCATCCAATGCCCAAAAGGCCGCAGACGATGCTGATGCCAAAGCTGCACAAGCTGCGTCCGATCTTGCGACAGCACAACAGAATCTTGCAAATGTGGCTTCCCGTGTTGATGCCACCGAAGAAGAAGTTGCAGCGGCACAAGCAGCAGTTGCCACAGCACAAGCGGCAGCAAATCAAGCAAAAGAGGAAGCCGAAGCGGCACAGACAACCGCAGACACCGCAAAAGCCAATGCTGCAAAAGCACAAACGGCTGCGGACAATGCAAAAGCGGCAGCAGATGCCGCACAGGCAGACGCAGAAGCGGCACAGAAAGCCGCAGACGATGCACAAGCCGCTGTTGATGCTCTTGCGGTACGTGTTACCACTGCTGAAACCAAGATCACGCAAAATTCCGAACAGATTGCTTTGATGGCGACCAAAACGGAAGTAACGGAAACTTTGGGCGGCTATTACACCAAGGCACAAACCGATGCAGCAATCAAAGTAAGTGCCGATGAAATCAATTTGAATGTCGAAAAGCAAATTGATGGCATCCAGATTGGCACTAGGAATCTTCTGCTTAACACTGGCGATATGTTAAGCGGCAGTAATGCCATAAAGAACTATCTTTCTGGAAACAGTCTGATCGATACCAACGAAGGTGCAAAACTTCAATTCACTACGAATGCAAACAATGCATTTCGTGTAAAGCTTGCGTTTGATGGTGCCGTTGATAATGACGAAAAAGTGACACTTTCGTTTGACTATCGAGGAAATATCACGACTTTCGGCAGGTTTGCTTTCCTTCAGAGAACAACGCCGCATGTGCTTATTACTGGCTTTCCCGATTTGGAAGTGTCAGAAACATCGTGGAAGCACTATAGCTACACATTTTCAAACGCCAATGCGAATGCCCGTAGCTGCTACGAAATTATTTTGATGTACGGTGTAAGCCATACTACAGATGAATGGGTTGAAATCAAGAAGGGTTCTCTAAAACTTGAACGGGGCACCAAGGAAACCGACTGGACACCTGCCCCGGAGGATGTCGATGCAAAGCTTTTGGAGCAAGGCACCAGTATCAGACAAGATGCAAGTGCTATTGTTCTGACAGCTACGGAATCCCTTGTTGACAAGAAAACCTATGAAGATTTCAAAAAGCAGATCGAAGCGGAATTTAAGGTGCTTGCAGATAAAATCGTCATGAATTTCGCCACAGCAACGGAACAGACAAATAGTGTCGATTCCGATTTGCAAGCGAAGTTCATCGAACTGTACAAGCATATTTCTTTTGATCTTAACGGCATTACAATCGGGGGGAGCGAAAACGGCATCACGCTAAATATGGATAATGACCAAATTGTTTTCAGCAAGAATGGCGTTGAAGTTGTGCGGTTAGACCTTGACAACTTTACACCAACAAATGTGTACATCAAGCCCGGTGGACGGTTGCGACTTGGCAACTTTGCTTTTGATGTATTGGATGATGGAACCCCGGCATTCTGGAAAGTAGGTGGTTAAATGGCAAAAATAACATTGACCGATGCTATATTTTACAAAGAGGGCGATAGCGGTCATGGGGCTGCTGTAGGTAACGACTGGAACAAAACAACCGAAACAGTTGCAAAGCGTGTTGTAAGATATACGATGATAGCCCCGTCCCAGGGTGCAAGTTCCGTAACTCTGGAATTTTTGAAGTGCTATGAAGGACACGGCACTTTCCCTGAACTTCGGTTTTATATTGGAACTTCTCCC